ACGTGGTTATGATCTAAGTGCTACAGATGCAAATGGTGTACAGGTTACAGCAAGCGAGCCAACTTTCCAAAGCGACGGTGTTAGCGCACTAGTAGCTGGTGATTTATGGTTAGACAGCAGTGACTTAGAAAACTATCCAAAGATTTATCGTTACAGCGGTACAGCTTGGGTATTAATTGACAACACAGACCAAACAAGTCAAAACGGTATCTTATTTGCAGATGCACGTTGGGACACAGATGGTACTACAGATATTATTACAGGTAGCTTACCAGCAATCACAGACTTGTTAGCAAGTGATTACATTGACCAAGACGCACCGGACTATAGACTATACCCACGTGGTATGCTAATGTTCAATATGCGTAGAAGTGGTTACAATGTTAAGCAGTATGTAAGTAATAAATTTAACGCAACAGCGTTCCCTGATTTACCAGCAGTTCCAGGTGCAGGCGGCAGTTTACCAACCGTTAAGAACACATGGCAAACAGCTAGTGGTTTACAGGACAACGGTGCTATGTACGCAGGACGTAAAGCACAACGCCAAATGGTTGTAGCCGCAATGCAGAGCGCAGTTACAGCCAGCACAGAAGTACGTGAAGAGCAGTACTCATTCAACATTATTGCTTGCCCAGGTTACGAAGAAGTTATTGATGAGATGGTTGCATTGAATAACGATCGTAAGAACACAGCATTTATTATTGGTGATACTCCAATGCGTTTAGCACCAAATGCTGTTGATATTGCTAACTGGAGTAATAATGTAGGCGGTACAGGTCTTGCTACAGCAGATCCATACTTAGCTGTTTATTATCCATGTGGTCAGACTTCAGACTTACAGGGAAACACTATTGTTGTTCCAGCAAGTCATATTGCGTTACGTACAATGATCTTTAACGACAATGTAGCGTATCAGTGGTTTGCTCCAGCAGGTACAAGACGTGGTTTAGTAGACAATGCTTCAAGCATTGGTTACATCAACTCAAGTACAGGCGAGTTTGAGTTTAACGCAATTAGAGTAGGCTTGCGTGATTCATTGTATGAAAACAAGATCAACCCTATTACAAACTTACCAGGTGTTGGCTTAGTTGTTTGGGGACAGAAGACACGTAACCCAACCGCAAGCAGTCTTGATCGTATTAACGTTGCACGTCTTGTTAACTACATCAGAACAATACTTGCAAGAGTTGGTGACGGCTTCTTGTTTGAACCAAATGACAAGATTACACGAGATCAAATCTCAAACATCATCAGTGGTGCAATTAACGACTTAGTTGCAAAGCGTGGTGTTTACGATTACTTGGTAGTCTGCGATGAGTCAAACAACACACCAACACGTATTGCACGTAATGAGTTGTATGTTGACATTGCTATTGAACCAATGAAGGCAGTTGAGTTTATTTACATTCCAATTAGACTCAAGAACCCAGGTGATATAGCCGCAGGTAATTTATAATAGTAGTATATAATGGAGCCTTCGGGCTCCATTAACGACATAGGTATTTTTTGGTAAATATCTATAACATGGAGAACATAATATGGCAATTTCGTCATTAAACAAATTTACAGTACCTTTAGCTACTGACCAGAGTGCAAGTACTCAAGGTTTATTAATGCCAAAGATGAAATATCGCTTCCGTGCGATATTTGAAAACTTTGGTGTTAGTAGTGAAAAAGTAGAACTTACAAAACAAGTTATGGATATTGCAAGACCAAACTTAAACTTTAATCCTTTTACTATTGATGTTTATAATAGTAAAGTTAAGTTGATTGGCAAGCCAGAATGGCAAGATCTTACTATTAACTTACGTGACGATGCAGGCGGTAATGTTACTAAACTTGTTGGTGAACAAATCCAGAAACAATTTGACTTTGCAGAGCAATCATCAGCAAGCTCAGGCATTGACTATAAATTTGTTCTTAAGTACGAAATGTTAGATGGTGGTAATGGTGCAAACGCCGCAACAGTTTTAGAGACATGGGAAATATACGGTGCATTTGTTAACAATGTTAACTACGGTGATATGAACTATACTTCAAATGAACCAGCAACGGTATCATTGACAATTACATACGATAATGCTATCCAAACACCAGGAGGCACAGGTGTTGGTACAGCAGTAGGACGTACACTTGGTACAGCTATTACTGGTGTAACCTAAAACTTAGTATCATAAAAATAAAATACCCGGACAAAAAAGCCGGGTATTTTTTTGGAATAAATACCATATAAGGTACTTTTTCTATGGCTAATATATTTGACGGATTTTTAAAACAACTTGCTACAGGCGACAGCGTTAAAGATTATAAACACGCCAGCAAACTTTTTGTTGACAATAATTATGCACTAAGTCCAAAATATGATTGGCTATACCATGTGTTCTTTGACGTGTCTGAATTGTCAACGTATGCATCTCAGACCAATGAGCTTACCGAAGCAGGCATGCTTGTTAAAAGAGTTTCTCTACCAACATTTGCAGTAGATACAAAAAGGATGAACAATTATAATAGAAAAGAACTTGTTCAAACTAAACTACAGTACCCAGCAATAAACATTGTATTTCACGATGATCAATCGGATGTAGTAAGACACTTTTGGGTTGATTATCTAGCTCATTATTATAGAGACTTAGATATGGGTTACAGCGATCGTAGCGGAACTGTTGACCCAAGTTATAAATCAAATCAAAAATATCGCCCAGGCGAAAGAGACAAATATAATAATTTTGGATTTAGTCCTAGGAATACAACATTATTTGGAACTCCGGATTATTTACATGCAGTAAGAATATATAGCCTACATCAAAAACAGTTCAGCGAATATACATTATTAAATCCTGTTATTACTAACTTTTCTCATGGCGAGCATGCGTCTGGGAATAACGGTGCTTTAGAACACACTATGACTATAGAGTTCAACACAGTGTTATATGCAACAGGTAGTGTGAACAATGATAATGTCACTGGTTTTGCTGATCTACACTACGATAAATCCCCAAGCCCTTTAACACCTGCAGGAGGTGGTACTAATAGTATATTAGGACCAGGCGGTATATTCAGTGCTGTCGATAGCGTTGTGGGGCAAGCAGGAAAAGGCTCATTGAGCGGATTAGGCGGAGCGTTGTTTACAACATTAAGAGCATTCCAAACAAATGAAAATCTTGATTTCAAAGGGGCGGCAAGATCAGAACTAACACAAGCATTTAAAGATGTACTGAATGGGAAAGACCCCAAAGATCGATTTTTTGTTCCTACTGCTGGGGGACTAGCTAATTCATCAGGAGTGATAGACGTGGCAAATAGTTTTGCACCATCGCCGGTTGCAGAGAATACTGGTGTTGCAGGAATAGCGAGCAACGGGGAAACAGTTAATTTTACACCTGGTAGTTTTATAGAAACAGAGTCTCTTGCTACCCCAGTAACTGGACAACCAAGTGTAGCTCCGGGCACAACCCTGCTTGGAACTAACACAACAACATCGGGTAGTATTGCAGGAACAGATTTAAATAAAAACTTAACATTTGCAAAAACAGCCTCAGGAGGAGTTCAAGCAGTTTCAACTAAAACTTCCTCACAGTTCACTGGGTTTAGCGGAGCAATTAGTCAAATAGCAAAAGATATGCAAGAAAAATCACAATTAGTAGCTGATCAATCTTTCAGATCTACAACTGGTACTAGTGTCATATCATCGGGTGCATTACCATTCTCAGCTTCAAGATTTGTGTCAGGAACAAACAACATCGTTGGTCAGTCTTCAAATGTGTTAAGTTTAACACCATTTGCAAATAAAATTACACAGGCAATTGAGCCAACAGGATTTAATAATATTCAAGCCGCAACTAATCTAGCTGGGTCTGAAGCACAAAAGTTTATTATTTCTGGAAATAAAACAGATTTAGCATTTGGCCAACGAATAGCTACATCAACTAATCCAGCCCCAACACAAAGCGCAGGCATAGACCTTGGCGGTAGCATTCCAACATAATAAGAGAATATCATGGGCGACTTTTCATCAAACAGTTCAATTTTTATTTCTTCAACATTTGGCGACAGCAGTGGCAAAAGTGTTACAGAATTAATAGACATAGATCGAACAACACAAGAAAAATATTTACAGCAATCTCCAAATAACAAAATGGATACAAGTTTGCCGCGGGTACCTAGTAATCAGAGAATTGCAAAGGATAATTAATGGCTAATCTAATTAGAGCAAAAGAACCAACAAATTTAGGTTCTATAAATTTAAATCCACTTGATCCAAGAAGCACAGAAAAGTATTTTAATAACTTTTTTGAAATACCCATTGAAGTAAGTAGTAATATTGATGCGGCTATAATAGGTTATTTTGAAAATATTACTGATAATACAGAATCAGCAAGAGCACTTGCGAGCGCAGTTATATATACTAGTGTAAAGCAAGGACTTGACCCAATGGAAACACTAGTAGAGTTTCAAAAAGTTCCACTAGGAGATCTTAATGATTATACTGCTATGTTTTTAAATTTTGACAGAGTTGGTACTAGTTATTTAGGAATTACCAACAACCCAACAGTAAACAAATACGTACAACGAGCAATTTTACCATGAGCAAATACGCAAACGGATTTTATCAAATAAAAAATCCGTCAAAGTATGTGGGAAAGAAAGATCCACACTTTAGAAGCGGATGGGAGCATGTGTTTATGCGCTTTTGTGATGAGAACCCTGCTATACTACAGTGGGCCAGCGAAGCAGTACACATCCCTTACCGTAATCCTTTTACAGGCAGACAAACTATATATGTTCCTGACTTTATGGTTGTGTATGTTAAAAAGAATGGCGAGAAACACGCAGAACTTATAGAAGTAAAACCTACCA